CGTCCCCATCCCCCGGTTTTTCGAGAGGTTCTACTACGCGGCCATGCCGTTCGCGATCAGCAGCACCTTGATAGCGTTCACCAAGGCTTCAGCAGTCGTGAGGTCCGTCGCATTCGCGGGAAGCGTCACCGCCGTCTGCGGGGCCTTGCCGTTACAGCCGAACTCCGCAACCTGGCACGGATGACCCTTCATCACCTTGTCGGTGATCTGGGAGTTTCCAGTAGCCATGATTACGCCGTCTTGATCTCGACCGCAGACTCAGGGCGCAGAATGCCATGACCAAGCGCCTGCTTCGCCACGACGAGCGTTCCCTGAAGCTCGATCTTGTACGCCATCTCAACCGCGAGGTCGATCAGCTTGACCGTACCAACAGCCGAGCGGTGCATGACCAGCGCAGCCGTGTTGGTGAAGTCGCCCTGGTAGGCAGCCGGGCCAGTGGTGACGTTCGTGGACGGCAGGCGGTTCGTCTTCACGACCTCCATACCGGCAACACGCATCACGAGACCAGACGCCACGCTACCGTTGCCATCGCCGCCGTAATCGCGGTTGATGAGCTTCGAGGAGCTGTTGACGAGGTTGTAATACTGGTCGGGCTTCACGAAGATGTGTCGGTCGTCTTCGGGCACGTTCTTCTCATCGAGCGCCTGCGCAGCGTCGAACGCCGCAGCAATCAGCGTGTCGGCATCAGTCTTCGCCGCCGAAGCGGTGATCTGCGTGCCGCCGTCGCCACCAGTGACCGTCGCAGAAGCACGCGCGGCGAGACCGACAACCTGGAGGATGTTGGAGTCAACCTGACGGGCCAGCGAAGCGCCACACTGGAAGCTGTACTCCGAGCGGAACTCGAAGTGAGCCTTGGCTTCATCAATCGAGGCGATGAAGACGGGCGAGATCGCAAGATCGTCAATGACGATGACGCGCTCGTTACCGTCGATCTGCTGACCGATGATGTACGTGCCAGGGGTGTGGTACGAGGCGGCCGCTTTCCAGGTCGCCGGGAACTGTGCGCTCTTACCATTTGCAATCGTGCGGACCACCGAGCGGTCCAGGGCGCGGTTCGCATCACGGAACGCCGTGAGAACTTCGCCAGAGTACACCTTGAGGAACAGCGCGTCAGCGGCACCAGTGCCGTTCGCCTGTCCGCCAAAGGATACCGTTTGGTCGGGTGCAGCCATTGTCTTACTACTCCGAGAGAAAAGAGATGTTGATTGGTGATGACCTACACACCGCTCTCTTTTGGCTCGTCCGTCGTGTTCTCTTTGATTGTCCGCCGCAGCGGGTCGCAGCTACTTACGTGAGACGTGCGTAGAGTGCGTCACCGTCTAAGGAGACAGTGTGACGCTTCTCGTTTTCTCTGTTGGAAGCACACAGCGCACGCCAGGGAAGGAGGAACCTGACGTGGCTGTGGCAACTCCGCGTGCTACCTTGCGAGCGCATGCGCGGAGCGAATGATGTTACGCCGCGTTGAAGGTCTGCGTGACCGCGAGACGAGCTTCGACAGTCTTGCGATAGGCAGGATCATTCCGATACCGTTGAGCGTTCTTTCCGCCCATCGCATCGGTGATCTCTCGATCGCTCTTGAACGGCTGGACGCCGGCAGTCCCGGTGCCCTGTGCGCCGCCGCTGACCAAGTTGGGATCGGTGCCCACAGCCTTGTCGTAGCGAGCCTTCAGGCCCTCCAGCACAGTCTTCGAGAGTGCGGCATCTCCCTTCGCCAAGACAGCATTGATGCTGCCAAGTTCGGCGTCGTTGAGATTCGCGCCAGCCCACGCTTCGATCTTCGTGAAGTTCTCGGTTCCACCAACAGCCTCGTGAACGGCAGCGGTGTACTTCTCGACCAACGCCTTCTGACCGGCGATGTGCTGGTCTACAGCGTCCTTCGAGAAACCCTTGCCGGCGAGCGACTTGTAGGTAGCGTCACTGAGCTTGCCGTCCTTTGCAAACTCCGCATTGATCGCCGCCATGTCGTCAGCAGAGACAGTCTTCGTCGTGTCCGTCGCCGGAGCGTCAGTGGCAGGCTTGCTGCCGCCCAACTTCTTCTCCAGTTCCGAATACGACGCCGCGAACTCCTCAGCAGTCTTGAACTTCTCAGGGAGCCACGCTGGGCGAGCGCCCTCAGTCTTCTTGTCTGCCGGTGTCGGAGTCGTATCGACGGTGATCTTGGTCGTGCCTCCATCCGTCGTTACGTCGCCTTTGGCTGGCTCGGGCTGCGTCTGCGTCGGGACCGTGGCAGGAAAGGTGAATGACCCTTCAGCCATTAGCGGTCGGTGCGGACCAGGCCGCGCGAGGTCTTGTACGACGCGGGCATGAAGGATTCCTTCTCGCCGCGAATCGGACCATCGGACAGCGGAGCGCCGTCAGGAGCGCGCTGTTCTTTCGGCGGGGCCGCATTCAGCCCACCCTTGGAGTTCGCCTCAGCGGGAATCGTTCCGATCGAGGCCGGTGCATGTGCCATGTATGAATGTCCTTCTTACTGTTGAGGAGATGTGTTCGTGTCGCCTTGTGCTGCGCCTGCTGGAGCGGTCTGCGCTTGGCGCGCTGCATCGCCGGCAACCTTGATCGCAGAGGGTCCGAGCTTCTGGGCCATCTCCGACTGTTGCTGCTGCTGCGCTTCCTGCGCGACCTGTGTAGACGACTTCACGATACCACTGGTGTCGATGCCGATAGCCGCACCGCGACGAGTGATGTACGCGCCGATGTCGATGTACTGTGCAACCGCAGGAGGGCCGAACATCTGTGAGACGCCTTCGAGCAGCGCATCAAGTTTCTGTGCGTCACTCTGGCGACTCAGCCCGTCGAGACCTGTTACGATCTGCGGGGATACGATGTCCTTCGGCAACTGCGGAATCGCGCCAGACTTCATCATCTGGTGCAGCACACGAGCGGCGAGCGGGCGCTGGAACTCCTCTCCGAGAATCGCGTAGACTCCCCCAAGGCCCTGTTCCAGTTCTCCGATCATCGCACGGATTTCCTCAGCCGTCACACGTTCAGCGTTGCGCTGGATCGCAGAGGCGTTGAGGAATGCCCGTTCAAGTCGGTGCTTCACATCATCGAGCGTTTGCTTCGCTACGGTGAAGTCCTGCCCTTTCTCCAGCATCAGCACGGAGATGTCTTTCGCATTGCCAGACAGCACGGCCCCGTTGGGCGCGTGTGCTACCTGTTCCTTGTCGGTCGTACCGCTTTCGTCAACAAACCAGTTGACCTTTGCGGCTTGGGCAGCGAACTCGATGATGGCCTTGGATAGTGCCTCAGCGCTCACCAGGTCTCCGAGATATTCTTCACCGCGCCCACGGCCATAGTCTTCGTTCGGCACCGCCCGCCAACGCAGCGCCAACCACGCGCATTTGTCTTCAGGGTAAGTGCCCTCCGTGCCGGGGATGATACTCCCCTCGACTTCCTGGTGGACTGTCCACGAGCCATCATCGGCCCGCTTGATCCACGTATAGAGGTCTACGTTCTTCTCTTTGTCTTGTTCCGGCGACGAAGGGAGACTATTGAGGACTGCTTGCACACGCGGGGGACACGCCGATCGAGCCAGCGATTCCTTCGCGATGATTTCCAGTACGTGCCCATCGAGATCGCGCTTGACGACGTAATGATCGAGCGGATAGAACTTCTCGCCGCCGTCCGCCTTACTCTCGACCAGCGCATTGCCGGTGACGACAAGATGCTGGAGGGTTTCAAAGTTGACCGTGCGGCAGCCCTTCTGTTCCATCCGATTCACAACGGCGCGCTCGACTTTGCTTAGAGCATCCTCGAACTTCGCGCGTGCGTCTTCAGGGTCTTGATTGGCCTGGACAGCCTTTGCCTTCAGTTGCTCCACGGTGAAGTCGTCCATCGTGAGACGGAAGAATCCTGTGCCTGGAGGAAAGAGGGCGAGCAGCAGCTTGGCTGAGAGGTTATTCACTCCATCAGCGCCGATGCTCTGGTAAGGCTTGTAGAGTTCCGATGCTCCGGTGTGGCCTTCAGGCGGCATCAGCCCCGGAATGGTCAGCTTGGAGACGTGGCGAGCGCGCTGAAGAAAGACCAGTCGCGTTGTCGCCAGTTGTTCATAACGGCCTGCCGCAGTCATTCGCTCCGCTGCGGTCTGCTGGGCCGAGTCAGTGTCCGTGGTCGCCACTTACGGTCGCTTGGCGATGACGGGATACGACGGCGGGTTTAGCTCATCGAGCTTCTGTTTCGCAACAGTACCCATCGTGCCGCCAGCCGAGGCCAGCATACGCCACACCGCAGGGGACGCCTGCGCAACGCCTTCACTCGTCTGCTGTGCAGCGGGCTTCGGTTGTGTGGTCGCGCCAGCCCCGAAAGTTGGGGCCATGCACATGAGGATTTTAGGTGCCTTCGAGGACGGTCGTGGATTGTTTCTCAGAGAGTTGCTTGAGTTTCGTGATGACCTTCACCGCCCCTACCGCCATCCATATCTCGCGATCTGAGTCAGCGGGAGATGGACAGCGGTTCGGAAAGGTGCGCTCAAGCCACTCCACGAGTTCCCGCGTCACAGGCGGGTCTCTATGGACTGTCATTATGTCCTGTTAGTTCTCACATGGAGGGTATTGGCTTGCGGCGCGGTTTGGTCCACACCACTTGGCGCACGGACTTCTGACCGTCACGCTTGGAGCAGCGGGTTGTGCCGCTATTCTCGCCGCCAGCAGCTCGGAAGACGTGACCCAAAGCTGAGAGGTCTTTCGCCGTCTCTGTCCCCTTGAGCACTCCAGCTTCCGTTCCGTACTCGATGAGGTCCGCCGTCGTGACCCCCTCAGAGATCGTCCGCAGGAGGATGTCCGCAATGGGAATCAACCGGCGCACGAGCGGAGAGTTACGCTTGGGCAACGCGAGTCACCGCGAAATTCGGCGTCGGGATCACCCAGCCGGCGATGGCGTCCCAGAACTGATAGCCCTGTCGTGCCGCCACGAGTGCTTCCATCTGCGCACCCTTCGAGTTCTCCCAGCCGGGGAGCAGGGCGATGTGCCCAGCCTTCATCACCAACTTCAGCGCATTGCGCATGTACCGCGCGTACGGGAGATCGGTTCGGCCGCCAAACGATTCCGCAGGATTGAGGACGGTCCAATCCGCCGCGCGCCATGCCTTTGTGACCTCGTGGAATAGCGGGTAGTTCCAGTCCGCCATGCCGGTCATTGGTCCTGCGATGTAGATAGTCCTGTCGCGCTTGGGACTCATCGAGCACCCC